TCTTGTGAATCTATAGTATTTCCAGGTTGTTCATATTCTTGAATATCATTATCAGATTCTTCAGATTCTTGTGAATCTATAGTATTTCCAGGTTGTTCATATTCTTGAATATCATTATCAGATTCTTGTGAATCTATAGTATTTCCAGGTTGTTCATATTCTTGAATATCATTATCAGATTCTTCAGATTCTTCAGATTCTTCAGATTCTTCAGATTCTTCAGATTCTTGTGAATCTATAGTATTTCCAGGTTGTTCATATTCTTGAATATCATTATCAGATTCTTCAGATTCTTGAGAATGTTGGTGATCTTGAGAATTTTCATTTGTAATATTAATTTCACCACCTACTGTGACTGTGGATAATTCATTTATAATTTTATGTAAAGGAACAAATGATCTTAAAGCATTTTTAATACATATTTTAGTTATTTTTTCAATAGAATTAATGTTATTTTGTTTTTCAATAGATGTAACTTTTTTATAAAATAATAAAGGATTTTTCCAAAATTCATTAGAACATAAGAGACATACTTTATATAAAAACTCGAACCATTCGGGAATATATACTTTAATTGATTTAATTTTAGATTTATTTTCAATAATTTTTATTTTAATACTTTTAGAAATAATTTCTGATAATATTTTTAACATATATTGTGGGGTAGCGTTGTCTTCTTCAATTAATTTATGGATGGTATTCATTTTAGCATCTTGTTTTTGTTTAGACCATTTAGTTAAAAGGACTAATTCATTTTGAAATTCTTTTAATGAAATGCAATTATTTGAAATATTAACAAAGAATTTACATATAGGTATAGTAGAAATATCTAAAAGATGTTCTAAATATTCATTTTTGTTTTCAACCAAAACATTAAGTTTATCGGTCATAATATTATTTAATGAAAAATATAATTGATATATAAAATTATTCGCACATAAATATATCAAATACATTATTTTCTCTTAATTTAATTAAAGCTGTTCGCAGGTAAATAACATCATTCATAGCATTATGTGCATTAGGTAATGATTGAAGTTGTGAAGAATTTGCATAATTATATAATTCTAATAATTTAGGAAATTTGTTATTTTTACATACAAAGTGTTTAGTTTTTCTCATAGAACAACAAAACTTCATATTATTAATTTTATTAATAATATCAATAAAACCGAATCTATAAAGTTCGCTTAATAGAATACAATAATCAAATTGTAAATTATGTGCTATCATACAATTACATTGAAGAAGATCTTTTTCAAATATAGTACAAAAATCATTTATAGTAACACCTTCATTTTCTAATAATTCTTTTGTAATATTATGAAATTGTGAGTTTTGAATAACATCTACTTCATTAATATAAAAGTTTCTAGAAACAATAATATTTAAATTATAATCTAGGATTTCATAACTAATTTGAATCATTCTTGAATTATCATATTTTACTGTATTTTTATAAGAATAAAAATTATTAGAAGAATCTTTTGGTATTAAACCAGTTGTTTCAGTGTCAAATATAATATACATTGATTAATAATAATAATAGAGACATTTTTAAATACTAGGAATCCAAGTCCATTTCAATTCTTTACAAATTTTCTTAAATACTTCTTCATTTTGTGCAATTTTTTGCCTACTTTTTAATAATGGAAATAGTGCAAGGTATTCGGGCATATCTAAAATTAAAAAGAATTTATGTAAAATATAAGAATATGAAATAAAATTTAATCTATTTGCGGGTGCATATTTAATAAATAATGGTTGAGTTTGCATAAACATATTAGATAAATTTTGTTCTAATTCTGGTGAAAATTGAGGTGGTGGAATACCATTAATTCTATTAATAATATATGCAGTATGTTCATAATATTTATGTGTTCTTAATTTTTTTAATATTGTTCTCATAAACTTTGGATTTAATTTAGTCGTATCTGTTATTTTTTCTTTTTTTAATTCATTAAGTATTTTTTCAAATACTTCATTTGGTATATCAGTGCTTTCTTTACCTTGTATTTGTGATATCCATTCTCTAAAATGATTAATTCGTTTGTAACTATAATGAATACCGTCTTTTTTATCATATAACATTATAGGTCTATTTTGTTCTGCTAATAAAACATCTTGATATCCACATTTTAAACATACAATTAAAGCTTCTTGAACTAAATTAGTCATTTCGTTATTACAATTTATACATTTAGAATTTGTAAATTCTCCATCAATATGGTTAATATATTTATTATCTGTTATAGCTAAATATTCATTAACTAATTTTGATTTATCTTTATATTCGCATTTATCTATGTTTGAATCACAATCATCTGTTTGAATATTAAGTGCTTCAAGGATAGTATATTTTTTAGGATTTATTTTTTTAACATTAGCATTTTGATTAACAATGTCATAATAATTAAATAATATTTCACCGACATTTTCATAATAATCAAGTTCATTTTGTTCATTAAGATTATCCAATTCACTATTATAATCTTTTATTTTTTCCCTAATTTCTACATTGGATAACCAAGGTATATCACTCATTGCAATTATATTCAATTCTTTTATTTGTTTTGTAATTTCCTCAATTCTTTTATTTTTAATTTCAAATTTTTTTATACTATTAATATGAATATCGTCTAATGTTGAAATTTCTTTTGTATTATCTACTACGTGTATTCTTTTCTTACTACATCTTTCTTTCATCATATTTAAATACTTTTTGCAAGTTAATTTTTTATATGCTTAATTAATAAATGGGAGGTGGATTATTACAATTAGTTGCTTATGGTGCGCAAGATGTTTATTTAACTGGAAATCCTCAAATTACTTTTTTTAAGGTTGTATATCGTCGTCATACTAATTTTTCATTAGAATCTATACAACAATCTATTAATGGTAATTTTGATTGGGGAAATCGTGTATCGTGTCAAATATCTCGCAATGGTGATTTAGTGCATAAAATGTATGTAGAAGTAGAATTAGAAAAATTATATGATGGAAATAGTATTGTTAATATTCTTACACAAGATTTAGATCGTTATGTTAATTTTATTGGTCATCGTTTATTAAAATCAGTTGAAGTTGAAATTGGTGGTCAAAAGATTGATAAACAATATTCACATTGGATGTATATTTGGAATGAATTATCATTACCTATTGGAAAAATGGATGGTTATCAAGAAATGATTGGTGCAGATTCTGATATGACAAGTTTTAAAGATAATAAAATATATATTCCTTTAGAATTTTGGTTTTGTCGTAATATAGGTTTAGCATTACCATTAATTGCTCTTCAATATCACGAAGTAAAAATAAATATAGAAATAGAATCTTTTGATAATTGCACTTATAATGGAACTGCGTATGTTAAAAATACAACTGGAACAGTTAATAGAAAATCAATTAAGAATGCAACGATTTGGTGTGATTATGTATTTTTAGATACAGATGAACGTAAAAGATTTGCTCAATTATCACACGAATATTTAATAGAACAAGTACAAATGAATGAAAATACAGTTAGTGGAACAAATGAACAAAGTGTATCTTTAGTTATGAATCACCCTGTAAAAGAAATTATATGGACTATTAATGATACTGATAAAGCAAATTTAGAAAATCAATGGTATAATTATACGGATTCTACAGTATTTGCAGATTCTAATAGTGAAGCAATCGATAGATTTGGTAATAATTCAAATTCATTACTTCAAAATACCTTATTTGGTATAGATCCAGATGGAAATAATTCAATTTCTTCAGCTAATTTACAATTAAATGGAAATGATCGTTTTGCAAAAAGAAATGGAGATTATTTTTCATTGGTCCAACCATATCAACATCACACAAATATACCAAGTAATGCGGGTATTAATGTATATTCATTTGCATTAAAACCGGAAGAACATCAACCATCAGGAACATTAAATATGTCAAGAATAGATACTGCAAAACTTGTAGTAAAACCTAAAAAAGGAGGAACAATAAGGGTATGGGGTGTTAATTATAATGTTTTACGTATTTTAAGTGGTATGGGTGGTTTAGCTTATTCTAATTAAATTTTTAATTAAATCTAAAATTGAAAGATTATTTGGTAATTTTTGTAAATATATAACAAAGTTTAAGTAATGTTGAATAGGTTCAACATTTTTTGTATAATATAGTATAATATAATAAATAAAAAACATTGAATAACCAAATACAAGATCAATAGGATTAAAAACATGTTTCAATGTTAAAATTGGTATTATTTTTGCAAAAATAACTCCAATTAAAATAAAATATAATATTTTTTTTGTAGATATTTTAAGATAAATCATATAACATATTAACCAAGATACAAATGATAAAATTAAATAGAAACTAATAATAGGATTAAAAGGTATAATATTTAACATATATAAGAAATACCATAATAAAACATAAAACGAAAAATATTCAGTAATTTTAAACATAATTATTATAATTTAAGAATATAAATTATTTAACAAATATTTTTTTATCTTATCTAATAATAAAGATAAAATGGGTGGAGGTCTTCTTCAACTTGTAGCTTATGGTGCCCAAGATGTATATCTTACTGGCAACCCTCAAATAACTTTCTTCAAAGTAGTTTATCGTCGTCATACTAACTTCTCTATTGAGTCAATTCAACAAACCTTTAATGGAAATGCTACCTTAGGTCAGCGTGTAACTTGCCAAATCTCCCGTAATGGTGATTTAGTTCATAAGTTATACTTACAAGCTAAAGTGAAAGCAGGAACTAATAGTGTTAAAAAGGTTGGACATAAACTCATTGAACAAGTAGAAGTTGAAATTGGTGGTCAAATGATTGATCGTCAATATGGTGAATGGATGAATATCTGGAATGAACTTACACTTCCTAAAGGTAAAGAAACTGGTTTTAAAACAATGGTTAATTATAATGGTGGTGATACAAATGTAAACACAGTATATGTTCCTCTTGAGTTCTGGTTTTGCCGTAATATTGGTTTAGCATTACCATTAATTGCTTTACAATATCACGAAGTTAAAATCAATCTTACATTAGGTTCAAAAACAGCACTTGGTGACGGTGCAACTGTTTCAAATGTAGAATTATGGGCTGATTATATCTTCTTAGATACTGACGAACGTCGTCGTTTTGCCCAATTATCCCATGAATACCTTATTGAACAAGTTCAATTTACTGGTGGTGAATCAATTGCAGCAGGTGCTACAACAACAAAATCCAAACTTTCATTTAATCACCCTGTTAAAGAATTAGTATGGGTTAATAGAGAAGCTACTGATACTGATTTCAGTAATTTACCAACTACAGATTTCCAACTTCAACTTAACGGTAATGATCGTTTTGCTAAGCGTGATGCCAAATATTTCACACACGTTCAACCTTATCAACACCACGAAAATATTCCTGATGGAACAAATATCCACGTATATTCTTTTGCATTAAAACCGGAAGAACACCAACCATCTGGAACTCTTAATATGTCTCGTATTGATACAGCAACTGCTATTGTCGGAACTGCTTCTGGTTCTGCTGCAGGAACTCTTAATATGTATGCTGTGAATTACAATGTGCTTCGTATTCTTAGTGGAATGGGTGGTCTTGCTTATTCTAACTAAATATATTAACAAATTATTTTTTTTCTGTATTAATAATAAATACAAAATGGGTGGAGGTCTTCTTCAACTTGTAGCTTATGGTGCCCAAGATGTCTATCTTACTGGCAACCCTCAAATAACTTTCTTCAAAGTAGTTTATCGTCGTCATACTAATTTCTCTATTGAGTCTATACAACAAACCTTTAACGGAAATGCTCAACCTGACAAACGTGTAACCTGCCAAATATCTCGTAATGGTGATTTAGTTCATAAATTATATGTAGTTTTTACAAACACAGCAAATATTAATGATGCTCGTAAATGCATTAAAAAAGTAGAAGTAGAAATTGGTGGTCAATTAATTGATCGTCAATATAGCGATTGGATGGAAATCTGGAATGAACTTACTTTACCAAAAGGAAAGAAACAAGGATATGATGATATGATTAAAGCAACAGCTTCTACAGCTGCATATGTTCCTCTTGAATTCTGGTTCTGCCGTAATATTGGTTTAGCATTACCGTTAATTGCTTTACAATATCACGAAGTTAAAATCAATATTGAATTTAGTGATACTCCTTTCTCTGATGCCACCTTATGGGCTGATTACATCTTCTTAGATACTGATGAACGTCGTCGTTTTGCTCAATTATCTCACGAATACCTTATTGAACAAGTGCAATTCACAGGTGGTGAAACTATAGCTTCTAGTAAATTATCTGCTAAATTATCTTTCAACCATCCTGTTAAAGAACTTATATGGAAAGGTGATACTGGTAGTTGTGGAAAAGCCAAACTTATGCTTAACGGTAATGATCGTTTTGCACAACGTGATGAAGCTTATTTTACTCTGGTTCAACCCTATCAACATCATACCAATATACCAAATGCTACAAAACATATCCACGTATATTCTTTTGCATTAAAACCGGAAGAACATCAACCATCTGGAACTCTTAATATGTCTCGCATTGATACTGCTCAACTTCAATTAACAGATGCAACTGATGGAACGGTCAAAATCTATGCTCATTCCTATAACGTTCTCCGTATTCTCAGTGGTATGGGTGGTCTTGCGTATTCTAACTAAATCAACATTCAAATTATTTTTATATAAAATATTAGTAAAAATAAATCTAATATATAAAAAATTATTTTCTTAGCTTATATTAAAAATGGGTGGAGGTCTACTTCAACTTGTAGCTTATGGTGCCCAAGATGTCTATCTTACAGGCAACCCTCAGATCACTTTCTTCAAAGTAGTTTATCGTCGTCATACTAACTTCTCTATTGAGTCTATACAACAAACTTTTAACGGAACCCCTGGTATTGGAAAACGTGTAACTTGCCAAATCTCACGTAATGGTGATTTAGTTCATAAATTATATGTAGTTTTTACAAATCCATCAGATGATCATTTAACAGATGGTCGTGACTGTATTGCCAAAGTAGAAGTTGAAATTGGAGGTCAATTAATAGATCGCCAATACGGAGATTGGATGAAAATCTGGAACGAACTTACTTTACCTGCAGGAAAAGAAGATGGTTATAATGAAATGATAAAAGCAACTTCTAATATTGACCCCATTCCGAATACCAAAGCATATGTTCCTCTTGAATTCTGGTTCTGCCGTAATATTGGTTTAGCATTACCGCTAATTGCTTTACAATATCACGAAGTTAAAATCAATATTGAATTTAGTTCTACAGGTTTCTCTGATGCCACCTTATGGGCTGATTACATCTTCTTAGATACTGACGAACGTCGTCGTTTTGCTCAATTATCTCACGAATACCTTATTGAACAAGTGCAATTCACAGGTGGAGAATCAATAAATAGCTCTAATCTTTCTGCTAAATTATCTTTCAATCATCCGGTTAAAGAATTAATATGGCAAGAAACGACTAAAAAAGTATTAGGAAAAACTAAACTCATGCTTAACGGTAATGATCGTTTTGCGGAACGTGATACAAAGTATTTTACTCACGTTCAACCTTATCAACATCATACCAATATCCCAGACAGTGGTTGCAATATCAATGTATATTCTTTTGCATTAAAACCAGAAGAACATCAACCATCCGGAACATTAAATATGTCTCGTATTGATACTGCTCAACTTAAGATATCTGATATTTCAGAAGCAACAGGTGAAGTCAAAATCTATGCTCATTCCTACAACGTCCTCCGTATCCTCAGTGGTATGGGTGGTCTTGCGTATTCTAACTAAATATATAATAACTTATTTCTTTTTATTTATCATATTAGGATATCCTAATGCGGTATTAACCCCTAAAAATAATGAAATAATTGAACTAGTTAAAGCACATTGAAAGTAATAATTATTAAAATTCATAAGTTTAGATGATAATTTATTTAATTTATTAACAAAATAGGAATGATTACCTGTTATAACTGAATAACAAATAAAAATAGAAGATAATAATAAAGTATTTTCAATACCATTGATAAATATTTGTTCAATATTAGATTGTTTAGTAATAAGCATATCTTCATTATAATACCATTGTTTATCAGGTATTATAAAACACATATTAGGTTTTTTAAAATTATGATTAAATAGCATTTTAATTTTATAATATTTTAATTTTTAAATATAGTAAAATATCATAATCATAAATGAATATATTATAAATAAATATATATTTTTAAATAAATGGGTGGTGGTTTATTACAACTAGTAGCTTATGGTGCTCAAGATGTTTATCTTACTGGAAATCCTCAAATAACTTTTTTTAAAACAGTTTATCGTCGTCATACTAATTTTTCATTAGAATCAATACAACAAACATTTAATGGTAATGCAGAATTAGGGAATCGTATTACTTGTCAGATATCTCGTAATGGTGATTTAATTCATAAATTATATTTACAAGTGTTAGTAAAAGTAGATTCAAATCCAATATATCTTCAACCATTTTATGGATATAAAATGATAAAACACGTAGAATTAGAAATAGGAGGACAACGTATTGATAAACAATATGGTGAATGGATGTATATATGGAATGAACTTACAATAGATGAAGGAAAAAAGGAAGGATATTATTCAATGGTTGGTGGTAATAAAGAAAATAGATCAATTAAATTAGAAAATAAAACAGAAGAATTATATATACCTCTTGAATTTTGGTTTTGTCGTAATGTAGGTTTAGCATTACCTTTAATAGCTTTACAATATCACGAAGTAAAAGTTAATATTGAATTTAATTCAATGTCTGATATTAGAGCAACAAATACAGATGATATAATATATGGAACTACAACTACAATAGAAAATAATGTAAATAATTTTGAATCATTTGGTGCAACTTTGTGGGTTGATTATATTTTCTTAGATACAGATGAACGTAAAAGATTTGCACAATTATCACACGAATATCTTATAGAACAATTGCAATTTACGGGAGAAGAAAGTATAACATCAGGAACAATAAAATCATCACGTTTAAATTTCAATCATCCTTGTAAAGAACTTGTATGGTTTATAAGACCAGAAGGAAATAATGGTTCTAATATCAATTGGAATAATTTTACAAATGCAACAAATAATAATGAAAATAAAGAGAATTTAATTTCAACGGCTAAACTGCAATTAAACGGAAATGATCGTTTTGCAGAAAGAACAGGTGAATATTTTTCATTGGTACAACCATATCAACATCATACAAATATACCGAATAATAAAGGTATTAATTTATATTCATTTGCATTAAAACCGGAAGAACATCAACCATCAGGAACATTAAATATGTCTCGTATTGATACAGCCCAGTTGCAAATAAATAGTAAAGAATCAGGATTATTGTATATATATGCAGTAAATTTTAATGTGCTTCGTATATTAAGTGGTATGGGTGGATTAGCATATTCTAATTAAAAAAAAATAATTTAAAAAATTAAATAGCAAGATTGAATTCTTGTTCAGTCCCTTGACATTGTGCTTCAACAACATCAACCCTATAACATTCACCATCAAAATCTGAATAAAGATTTTTAGAGAATGGTGTAGGTGTTTTAACTATTTTTTCTTTCGTATTGTTAGTAATAACAATATAAATGACACCAACGATAAATGATAAAATAAAAGGAATAAATTGAAATTCAAATTTAGAATTAATTTTCATCTGATTCATTAGTTTCACTTGTTGCTTTTAGTTCTTTTAACTCAAAATAATTTTGGTAAGTATAAATATCGAATTCAGGTTTTTTAATTGGATAAAATGTTTTAAATAAATTAACTTTTTCAATATAATCATTTGTATTTAAGTATTTAGTTAAATAATCATCATATTGAGTATCATAATCTAGTCTTTTGGATGATATATTTGTAATATATGAATCACGTAAATTGAGAAGAGTATTTAATTCTTCTTGTTTATTGTTATTAAATGTAACACAGTGTTTTTTAAATTCAATAGGTGTAGATGTGAATAGTTTATACATTTTTATTATTTGTATTTATAATTTTCTCATAAGAACTTTTAAATTGATTATCAATTGATTCAGCTCCATTCATTTTTCCTTCATATGTGTGTAAAGGTACATATTTAGTAATAGTCTTTTGTTTTTTAACGGAACTAATCTTATTTTCATAATAGCCTTGAACTATAACTAAGATTCCAATAAAAACTAATAATAAGATAACATTTTTCATATTTTCTTATTTTCTTATTATAAAATATTATTTAATCAACATTAGTCATATCAATTGTTTCAACTTCATTGAAAGGATCTTTGGATTTAATAGGTTCAATAATTTCTTCTTCTTCATCAGTAATTTCCATACCAAGCATAACAACATTAAGAACTTTTTTAGAGAAATCGACAGGTTTAATAATTTGATAACCTGAATAAAGTAAAGCACTATTAATAACAAGATCTAATAAATCTCTTAAAGATTTATATTCGTCAGTATCATTAATATTTTTAATTTTCTTAATAATAGGATGTAAAGGATTTATTTCTAAAACTCTTTTATTTAACATACCATTAGTATTATTAGTTTGTCCTAATGTTTGTGATTTAATTATTTTCTCCATATTAGCTGAAAATCCATTTTCAGGTGAAGAAACAATACAAGGTAATTCTGCAACTTTATTTGTAATTTTAACATCACTAAAATTAGTATAAGTGCGTTTAATATAATCGCAAAGTGTGTTATAATCTTCTTTTTGTTTTTTCATTAATTCTTTATCGGCATCTGTAGTATTGGGTAATTCAATATCTCCTTTAGTGATACAAGTTAAAGTGCATTCTTTATATTGCATAAGTCTTTGACACATATATTCATCAACAGGGTCGGTCATAAATAGAACATCAAGATCATTTTTCTTAAAGCGATCTAAGAATGGAGATGTTTTAAGTATATCCATATTATCACCAGAGATATAATATATATGTTTTTGATTTTCGTTCATTGCGGTGATATAATCATCAAATGTGATCATTTTATCGGGTGAATTAGCAGAATAAAACATTAAAAGATCTGATACTCGTTCGCGATCTCCGCTTTCTTCATAAACTCCAAGTTTAATATTTTTCTGATAAGTTTTATAGATTTTAAGATAATTATCCATATCATTCATAGCGGATTTTAACATATCAATACTTTTCTTAACCACTGCTTTCTTAATAACTTTAATAACTTTATTTTCTTGTAAAATTTCACGTGAAACATTGAGAGGTAGATCATCAGTATCGATAACACCTGAAATGAAATGAAGCCATTCAGGACATAATACTGCGCTATTATCACTAACAAAAACTTTACGAACATATAATTTAATATTATTTTGTTTTACACCTCTTTCAAATACATTATTCTTAATTTTTTTAGGTAAATATAAAATACCTTTATATTCTATTTGTCCTTCACCACTAATATGTTTATATGTATAAGGTTTTTCATTATCATTTGATAATGATTTATAAAATCCATTATAATCATCTTCAGTAATTTCATTACTTGATTGTGTCCAAATTGGTTTAGTTTCATTTATTAATTGAAATTCTTTGATTGTTTCCGTAATTTTCTTCATTTTCTTAGGTTTTTCTTCAACATCTTCAATTGTAACATCATTTAAATTTGATGAATCAATATTAGAAGAACCTTCGGTAACTGAAACATCTTCTTCTAAAGAAGCTTCTTCATCTTCAACTTCTTTTGTTTCTTCTTTTTTTATAAAAACCTTTATAGGATAATTAATATATTGTGAATGTTCTTTAACAATATCTTTTAATTTATTAATATCAGTATATTTATCTGTAACTTCATCTAATAAAGAACATTTGATAATAGTTCCTTGTGTAAGATTATAATCAGGATGAATATGTTCTTTAAGATTATCTTGAGTGAGTTCTTCAATAACATATTGTCCTCCAGCATCGGAAGTCCATTTAAAATATCCTGAATCTGCTTTTTTTGTAATAATAGAAATTTCGTTTGATACTAAGAATCCTGAATAAAAACCTACACCAAATTGACCAATTAAGTTGCTATCTTTAACTTTTTCCATAAATGCTTTAGTTCCTGAATTAGCAATTGTTCCAATATTTTTAATAAGTTCTTCTTTATTCATACCAATACCAGTGTCGATAATATGAAGTGTTTTTTTTTCTTTATCAGGTAGAAGTGTAATACAATTATCTACTTTATTTTCGGGTTTGTTAATAATACAAAAGTGATTATATTTATCTATACTATCACTAGCATTTGAAATAAGTTCTCTTAAAAATATATCTTTATTAGAATAAAAATTATTAATAATAAGTTTTAAAAGTGCTGAAATATCAGTATCAAATGAAAAGGTTTCAGCCATCTTAGTTGTATTTAATTGTTTTAATTAAGTTTTTATATAGTTTAATTAAATAAAGGTTTATTTGTATATAATTTATTTATATATCAAAATATTAATTATTTTAAATATAAATACTTAAATATTTTTTAATTGTATTTATTTTTTTCGACTAATGTAATAAATGTCTTATATTGCAGAAGGAACTTATGGTTGTGTATTTACACCACCATTAAAATGTAAAAAAAAAACAAATAAATCACAAATTGGTAAAATATTTCAAAATAAAGCTACAATGGAAGAAGAAAAAGAATTAGCAGAGCAAATACATAAATTAGATAAAGAAGGTAAATGGTCTGTTCGTTATTTTGGTGATTGTATTGTTAACATACAAAATATTGAAGAAAATGATGATATTAATAAATGTAATTTAATTGATTTAAAAGAAGCAACTAATATTCATCAATTAATTTATAATAATGGAGGAATAGATTTAGTTAAATTAATTAATAATAATTTAAATAATATTTATATTGATGATCTTATAGAATTATTTTTACCATTATTAAAAGGTTTAGTTGTTCTTAATGATCAAAAATTAATACATTGTGATATAAAACCATCTAATATTTTATATAATTCTGAATTAAATAAGTTATATATTATTGATTTTGGTTTATTAACGACTTATAATAAAATTGGTACAATTGAAAATGATTATTTATTGCAACATTCATATCCTTATTTTCCACCAGAATTTAAAATATATTCAAAATTAATTTTACATAACTTTAATATTAATAGTCAAAGTATACTATGTAATTATGATTTATACAATAAAAAATCTTATATACATTTTATGTCTCAATTTATAGATATTCCTACAGAAATTGATAAACTAATTAAAAAATCTTTACAAAATAAAGATTTATTTAAAGAAAAATTTAATAAAGAATATGTATCAAAGATTGATGTATATTCATTAGGAATGACATTTATTGAAATTATCTATCATATAAAAAAAATTAATAATAATAAATATTATAATGATTTTATAAAAACTGTTATTATTCCTATGATACATATTGATCCAGATAAAAGATGTGATGCAAAAGAAGCATTAAATAGACTTAAAATATTATTAAAAAAATATAAAAAAATATTATCTATTAGTGTAAAAAAAACATTAGTTCCATTGCCAAGACCTACAAAAAAAACATTAATTCCATTGCCAAGACCTACAAAAAAAATAGTTCCATTACTAAAACCTTTAAAAAAATTAATTCCATTGCCAAAACCTATAAAAAAATTAATTAAACCATTACAAACTGTTAAAAAAGTATTTGATATTATAGAACAAAAAGAAATTGATTATGATCAATGGTTGTTATTAAAAGATACAAATATAATATTAGAATATGATAATAAATTAACAGGTTATGATATTAATTTAATATTAAAAAATATAAAATATGTAAAATGTAAAAAAATAAATAATATTTTATTAAAAAAAGAAACGTTATCTAATAAAACTAAATATATAAATTTACCTTTAATAAATAATAATAAATTTGTATTTGAAGAAAAAAAAATATCAAAATTACAAAATAATTTAAAAAATAGACATTTTATACTAGAAATAAAAGAAGAAAATGTAGATTTTTTAATTAAAAAAGATGATTTAAATGTTTTATTTGCGGATGAAGATATAAATATAGGATTAGTCGATATAAATCCTACTTCTTCATTAAATTTAAAAAGTTTAAAAACATATGATATATTTGAAGATTCAAATAGAAAATATAAAATAGCTTTAGCATTTTATACCGCTTTTTATAATTATATGAAAACTACAATTAATGAAATAAATTTAGATTTAAAATATAAATCATTTAAATCTGCAGAAGAATTAAAAAAAAATTTTAATATTAAAATTATAGAATCTAAAAATGAATTTAATATAATAGATGGTGATACATATTATAAAAATATAATTAAATCAATTGATATTAATTATTTGATAGATTCGTATATAAATGAAAATCTATATGATTTAATAAAATGCTCAATAAATAATAAAAATATAAGTGTAAAAAAAATAATACCTTTTAAAGAATATTTTGATTATGATAATTCAACACATACAAATGAATTATTAGTTTATTTTGAATTTAATAATAAAAACTATTTTTTATATTTACGATTAACACATAATTATCAAGATCATAACGATAAAGTAATATATCCTTTATATTTTGAAGAATTAGAAGAAAAATATTTTATATTGGATGATAATAATATAAAAAAACATATTAAAAATTTTGGTAAAAAACAAACAAATATTTTTGATGAAATGTTTTTGCATTATTCAATTGTAAATAAAAGAAAATCCGAATTTTTTTTATTTAGAGGTATGTCAAAAGAATATGATTTTTCAAGAAATAAATCTATAAAAATTAATGATTTTATATCTTTATCAAAAGATGAAGAAATTGCAAATAATTTTGCATCAAAAGTTTTATATAAAATTAAATTATGTAAAGGTGTTCCTTATATTGATAATTCTAAAATAGCAGTTATTTCAGAAGATGAAATTATATTACCAAGAAATTGTGTATTAACACTAAAAAGAAATATATCAAGAAAATATACAGATAAAAATATATCACTAATTGAATTAGAAATAAGTTATAATAATGAAGAAATGGAAGATAAGTATTGTATAAAGAAAACAATAATAAAATTAAAATCAAGTGAATCAAGTAAATTAAGTGAATCAAGTAAATCAAGTGAATCAAGTAAATCAAGTAAATCAAGTAAATCAAGTAAATCAAGTGAATTATAGTAAATTAAGTGAATTATAGTAAATTAAGTGAATTATAGTAAATTAAGTGAATTATAGTAAATCAAGTGAATTATAGTAAATTAAGTGAATTATAGTAAATTAAGTGAATTATAGTAAATTAAGTGAATTATAGTAAATTAAGTGAATTATAGTAAATTAAGTAAATTAAGTGAATTATAGTAAATTA